ACCGGCTCGACGTAGCTCACCGGCTCGACCGGCACCCACTTGCCGCGGTCGATCGTGAAACCGGCCACCTCCTTCGGATCGTCGTCGCCGTCGCGGCGCACCGGCACGTTGCCGGGCCGGACCGACCAGAATCCCCATGGGTCCTGCAGCTCCTGCTCAGTGGCCGCCGGCAGCAGGATCGCGCCCTTCGCGTCGGTGGTCACCACCTGGTCGCCGTCCGGGCCGGTGTAGTGCACACCGACCGCGGTATCCCCGATCGTCACCCACGTGCGCGGTGCCACCGCGTACTTCTCGCTCATGATCTCTCCCTAGAACGGCCTGGCCCAGATGACTTGCAGGATGCTGGCGAATCCGGACGCCACGCTAGTATTCTGCGCCGCTGTGCCCGAACTCTGCTGCTGGTTGACGTACCCCTCGATGTACATGCTGCTCGTGCCGTCCATGTAGACATCTCTGGCCACGACGATCAGCGTCATGGCCGCGGCGGTGGTGGTGGACGGCCGAGAGGTGCGCTGCGGCGGGATGCGCGTGCCGGTCACCCCGACGGCGGCCAGGAGCTGCGAGAACGACACGGACGGCGCAGCCATGCTCAGCCCGAACACCACGTCGTAGTACCCGGCCGTGGTCGGCGAGATCCGCGAGGTGTTCACGGACGTCGAGTGCCATCCGGCGTAGGTGCCGACACCGGCCTCCGAGCCGGCACCGAACGTCAGTGCGGTGGTCGTGTTGTTCGAGATGCTCTGCGCCGACTGCTGCGTCAGCGTCAGCGACGGCCGGTTGACCGTGTAGTCAGCGATCTGCTGCAGCAGCGCGGCCGTGAGGCGCTGGCCGACTGCATAGATGATCGTCATGGCGGCCCTTTACTGGTATCCGAGGTAGAACGGCGTGTACAGGAACACGGGGTCGCCGTCCGCCGGCGCTTTCACGATCGAGTTCACCGAGCGAGCGGACAGCGTCAGGTTCTGGTGATTGAAGCCGCCGCTCGCGCTCGGCGCGCTGATCGCGGTGATACGCACCTGCTCCCCGGCCACCGACGCATCGAGCGTGACGCCTCCACCGATGTCGTTCGGGTAGGCAGCTGCGTACACCCAGTACGGTTCCGTGTCCGGCGTCTTGATCGCGATCGTCGTCGTAGTCGTGTTGTGCGCGCCGTCCACGGTCGTGGTCACCGCGTCGAGCAGCGGATACCCCTGCACGTCGTTCGCGGTGAGTACCGGCACCTGATACGGGCCGCCCGGCACGGTATTCGCCGTCCACTCGTCGGTCATGCCGCCGAGGATCTCCGTGTACCCGAACAGGATCATGAGCAGGTCGTCCGGCGGGATACCGAACAGGCCGCTCAGGTCGGTCAGCGTGATCGGATCACCGCAGTCCGCGGCCAGCAGGTCCTGGTACTTCGTGACGTGGTCAGCGATCTGTTTGCGGTGCAGCGCGACCGACAGGTTCGGGATGCGCCGGCCCGGCCAGGTGCCGAGCGACACCTGACCCTGCGCGATTGTCGGCAGTTGGTCGTCGGTGGCTGCGTTGAATGTGTCCGCCTTCTCCCATCGACCGACGCCAGGGCTGGCGTCGTCGGGATCGCGGACGTTCAGCTTCCGGTCGTCGGTCGCCTCGTACCGTGCGCTGCTGCCGAGCGTGCGTGACGCCGTGAAGTCGTTGACCGTGTAGCGGTTGTCGATCGGCGCGACAGGCGTCGCGTACAACTCGTTGTCCGCGTAGGACAGTTCCAGGCCGCGCCGGTTGCCGAGGTAGTTGCGGGTGACGTACCGGAATCCGAGGACGTCTCGGATCTCGCCGAAGATGCCGCCGTCCACCTTCTGCGCTGCCGTGCACAGGGTGACGATGTTGTCCGCGGTCTGCGCGCCGCATGCTGCCGTGTCGTCGAGGTTGCCCAGCCAGTCGAAGCGGATGCCCTCTTCTTCCGTCAGGCGCCGGATGCGCTGGCCGGCCGCCTCGCCCGCGTTGCCATAGGCCGGCCAGCGCACGGGATCGGTGTCGCTCATCCCGTTGATGATCTGCATGGCCTGGCTCTGCGAGATCGTCACGTGCGCGACCTGGGATCCTTCGTACGCGGTCACTGGCGCGTACATGTCGAAGCCGTAGAACCCCTTGCCCACCGTGCCGGAGTAGGTAAGGCCGCCGGCGGCGAGCTGGTTGACGCCAGTCACGAATGTCGCTGGCTGCCCGGATGGGATAATTCCGGACCACAGGTTCCAGTTGATCACTCCTGCAGATTGTTGGTACATGGTGAGCTGGTACATCGTCCAGCCGTCCGCGGGCACGGTGACCGTGCCGGTTGTCAGCGTGTTGTACGCCGTGCCGAGTAGCGCGCCGTCGCGCCCATACACGCTGACCGTTACACCGTTGGTCAGGTTGTAGGCGATGTCCCATCGGTAGCCCGCGTTCGCCGCGAACGCCTGCGCGAACACCTGGCTGCTGGCCGGTACCGAGCCGATCCGATAATAGAAGGTGATCGATGAATAGTCCGAGGTGCCATCCGGCGTGCCCCGGAACTGGGCGTACGAGGTGCCCGCCGTGCTGAACTTCAAGGAGCCGTCCGAGCCGGTCAGGTAGCCGGTCGGCTCGGTGAAGGTCACCGCGTTGACCACGCCGGGGAAGCCGGCCGCGTTCGGGGCGCCGGCCTGCACGGCGTCGGAGTTGTCTTCCAGTGGCCAGTATCCGACGACGTATGGCCAGTTGTCCGAATTGGTGTTCCAGCGGTACAGCGCGCTGCGCAGTGGCGCCTTGTTCGTGCCGAGCCGCGCGCCGACTCCGGCCAGGGTGCACGGGATCCAGACATCGGCGCCGGTGCCGTCCCACTGTGACGGCAGGGAGGTGAGCTCGCCGGTGACGCGCACCCGGTCGGAGGTCAGCCGCAGGTTCGCACCGACGACGAACCACGTGTTCGGGCTCGCGCAGTTGTCCACCCACACGGTGGTCTCGATCCCCTGGCCGGTCGGGGTGAAGTCGAGGACCTTCGTGCCGCCGATGCCGTCGTACACCTGGAAGGAGTAGACCTTTCCCGCGAACCGGAAGCTGTCGTCATACGGATCGTTGTTGCCGCCGCCGTTGACGCTGCCGACCTCGGGCAGCGCACTGCTGGAATAGATCGATGTCGTTGCGGCGACAGTAGTTGACGACACAAGCGTCCACGTCCCGGTGATCGAGTCGGACGTGTACCACTTGTAGTCACGGCCGCCGGCGCCGTTGTTGACGTCCATGGTGACGCGGATCGCCTGCCGTCCTGCGTTGACGGCCAGGGCAGCCGAGGACGAGATCGTGTTGGTCAGCTCGCCTGCGAGCGTGCCATCCGTGGAGTGCGTGAACGCGAACCGCCCGTCAGCGCCGAGCTCCAGGATCCATGATCGCTGATTGCCACTCTTCTGGTACTTCCCGCCCAGCGTCTGCCGTTTGCCGCGGGTGTAGTTCGGCGTGAACTCCATCCTGACATCGATGTCACCGGTGATGTCCAGCGACGCCTGATCGAGGGTGACCGCGCGGTGGGTGTCGGTCATCGCCTCGTACGCCTCGGGCAGGCGGCACGCCTCGTCCCATTGGGCGTTCTTCTGGATGCCAAGTCTCACCCGGCTGTTGATGCCGATCTTGTTGTACAGCACAGAGTTCGGGTTGTCCCCGCAGAACAGGCCGTCGCGGTTGTTCAGGCTGAATGCCGCGCTGCCCGGGCTGAATGCGCTCTGCTGGTCCGCGGTGCCGCGGATGATGCGGATGGCGTCACTGCCTCGCACGCGTGTCGACAGGTCGTAGATGTCGTAGTACTGCGTGTATGACCCGTCGATCTGGAATTCAGCAGTGATGTCATCCGGTGTCCAGAATGCTGTCATTCGCCCTGTCCTAGCGCCAGCTGGGCACTGCCCCCGTAAAAGTCTGCGATCTCCGCCCGCAGCACGCGCATGAGCTCCGCGACGAAACCACGCTCCGCGCTGCGGTCCGCAACGAGTCGTACCGTGATCTCGCCATTGCGGTTGGCGGCAGCATTCATCATTCGCTGAGTGTCCGGAGCCGAAGTGACCCGCGTGCCGGGCGGAAGGTCGACAAGCTCTGGTCCGTACTCATTGATGAGCGTTCGCCCGCTGCGGGCGCCTCCACTGGCCGCCGCGCCGACGATGCCGCCGTGCGCATTGTGGCCGTGCAGCGCCTCGTCGCCGGCGACGTTGACTCGCAGGGTGACCGTCTTGCTGCGCACCCCGGCCAGTGCATTGCGCACGGCGTTGACGCGCCCGGCCGAGTCGTGCGTGTTGACGGTGAAGTCGATCTTCTTGCTCTTGACCAGGCCCATCTGGTCGGCGAGAGCCTCGGCTTCCTTCTTGCTCTTGCCGAACGACTCGGCCAGACGAATGAAGGTGTCGCGGTTGCGGTTGGCCAGGGCGCTCATGTCCTTGCTGCTGGCGCCTAGCTTGTTCTGCGCGTCCACGTTGTTGAGCAGCTGTCCTGCGAGGTTGGACAGCTCCTTGCGGTTGGCACGGCCCTTGTCGGTGTTCTCGTCAAGCGTCTTGCCGTTCTTGTGCAGCGCGGCGCGGGTGTTGTCGATCGCCTCGGCGACAGCGGTCTGCGAGTCGTAGAAGCCGCGCCCCTTGCTGGCCGCCGCCGTCATCTCCTCACCGAACGTCTGCATGTTCAGGCCGGCCTTGCCCGCGGCCTCGCCGGTGCTCAGCGCAACCATACCGACCTGCTTGACCACCGCCGCCGTCACCGTGGCGGTTTCGTTGGTCGCGACCATCTCCTCATTCCAGCCGAGGAATGAGCGCTCGGCGTCGCCCACCTTGTGAGGCAGGAAGGAGATGAAGCCCCACAGTTCGGTCAACCCGCGGATCAGGTAGCCGACACCGAGGACAACAACTTGAATGACCGCGCTCAGGTCATCGAGTGCGGTGGCCGCATCCTCGCTGCCACCGGAGATGATCTCAAGTGCCTGGCCGACGCTGTCGCCCACGCCGGAGATCAGCTTGCCGATCGACTCCATGACCGGGCCACCCCGGCGCACGAGGGCGTCGATGCCCTCGGTGATGCTGCCCATCGCGCTGGTGATGCCGCTGACCAGTGGCTTGAGGAAGCCGGACGACTTCGCGAAGATGTCGCTGATCGTCGAACCCATCGCCTTGAACTTGAACTCGATCATGGCGATTGCGTCGAGCACCGGTTCGATGAACGGCTTGGCGTCCTTCTTCAGGTCGCCCAGCAGCGTCTGGCCGAGCGCCTTGCCGGCCGCGGCCACGCGCGGGTCAGTGGACACGAGAATGACGCCACCGAGCACGCCACCGATGCCGGCGCCGCCGATGACTCCCGCGGAGATCGCGGCGCCGAGCAGTGGCGCTGCAGCGGCGAGGCCAACGACCATCTGTGGGCCGAGAGGCCCGATGCCGGACAGGAAGCTCTTGCCGAAGCCGCCGGCCACGTCCGAGCCGAGCTTGGGCGCCTTCTTTTTCAGGCCGTCGCCGAGCCCGTCCCCCAGGCCATCACCGAGCGCGCCGCCGACTGCGACGAAGCGGCCTTTTGCGTCGCGCAGCCGCTTGTCGGCATCGCCGACGATCTTCTCCCCGGCCTTGTCGGCTTTGGTGCGGACGTCGTTGAAGCCGCCGTCCACGTCGGAGTCGTCGACAACGACCTTGATCCGGACTTCATTGTCCATCGTCTATGTCACCCCCCTCCCCCTGGTACCTCGCCTCGACGGCCAGCATCTGCAAGAACTGCGCGTCCTCGGCCATCAGCGAGGACCACGTGTAGCCGGGAAACGCGCGCAGAATGCTCAGGTAGAACTCTGCTTGCGCCAGTTCCTCCGGCTTCTCTACAAGGGTTCCGTCTCGAAGGTCGACTCCTCCGGGGACAACTCGCCAGAGGTCGAGCCGCGATCCAAAGGGGCGGTCACGCCTACCGCGGCCTCGTACCAGGCCGAGCCGATTGCGACGAGTTCCTCCCGCTCCAGGTTCGCGAGGATGGCCGACGCCTCGACCGGCACGGGATTGCCTTCCGCGTCCTCGTAGTTCCAGCGCAGGACATGGCCGGCCAGTAGCGCGCCGAAGTCCTCGTTGGTGACCGCGCTGCGGATCTGCTCGACGACGTCCACGGTCGTCTTACGGATGTCGACTTCGAGGCCGGCAAGGTCCCCTTTCTCCCAGCGGAGTTCGTACACGCGGTTGAGGCGAAATCCCATTGATGATCCTCTATGCCCAGGTAGGGACGGTGCCGTCGGCCAGCACGCCCGGCGCGGTGAACGTCAGCTCGCCGGCCTGCGAGCGCTGGAAGCTGTAGTCCGTGTAGAGCAGCTCGCCGGCCAGGGTCTGACCGCTCACAGTGAGCGTGGTCGTGCGCGCCACGCTCGTGGACGGCACGGTCTTGAACGTGTCGTGGCTCAGGTTGCTCGCGTCGTTGAAGACGCCGTTGAGCGTGACGGTCATGTCGGCCAGCAGGAGCAGGCGCTCGAACGCGCTCTTGTCGACGCCGGTGATGTCCTGCACGGCACGCGGCGTGCCGAAGCTCAGGTTGGTGATGTCGTTCTTGATCGCGTTGACGGATCCGCCCGAGTTGTCCACCGACAGGGTGGTCCAACCCAGTCCGTTTTCCTTGGAAATGGCTACTGCCCTCCTTGACCTGCGGTCCGGGCAAGACTAATATCATACCCATGACCGAACTTGTGCCGCAGCAATGTGCGTGCGGATGTGGCGAAATGGCAAAGGTCGACCTCAGGAGAAAGCGGGTTGCAAAGTTCATCAGCGGGCACAACTCGCGCGTCGCTCATCCGATGAAGGGCAAGCATCACTCTGAAGAAACCCGAGCGCATCTCGCTACGTTCGTCGGCGAGAAGGCCTCCACCTTCAAGCACGGATGGTCCACCACCATCACGTGGAAATCCTGGAAGTCGATGCACGAGCGCTGCGAGGACTCGCGCAACGCGTCGTATAAGAACTACGGCGCAAAGGGAATCAAGGTGTGCGAGCGATGGTCCGACTTCGAACCGTTCCTTGCGGACATGGGAGAACGACCAAGCAGGGATTACAGCATTGATCGCATCGACCCTGCCGGAAATTACGAGCCCAGCAATTGCCGATGGCTGACCCGCGCTGAGCAGAACGCACGCAGGAAGGATCCCGGCGGATGGATTGCTCGCCGCGCCGGCATCGCGCGGCGCCAGAACCCCTGACCTAGCCACGCTGCTTCACCCCCGCGAGTGCGTCCTGATGTTCCGCGAACTGCTCGACCCACAACTCCGGACGCGCGTGCACGTGCGTCCTGGTCCGCCGCGGGTTGCCGCGATAGTCCCCGCCCCGCACGAGGTACATCGGCTCCCGCTCCAGCGGCACCGTGTGCGCGGTGAAGCAATCCTGGCCGGCCGCGAACGTGTACGTGACCAGCGAGCCGGCCACCTCCCGCACGTAGCGTCGGCTCGACAGGTCCACCGTCCGCGCGTTCGCCCGGCCCTGCGGCGTGCTCACATCGAACTGCGCACGGAAGCCGCGCAACCTGCGGATGCACTCGACCTCCGCGCAGCTCGCCCGGCGCCGGTGCGTCCCGATCGGCGCGCGGAGCTCGTACGTGACGAAGTTCTCCGGCCCGATCGCGGGATGAATCCGGTTGAGCTGGCGCATCAGAACGTCACCGCGGTGGCGTTGCGGATGGCGTTCACGACGAACGTCGCGCTGGTGAACGTGCCCGAGCTGACCACGCGCAGGTAGCGGCGCACCGTGCCGGTGACGGCGATGCGCTGCCAACCGATCGCCGTCATCGACGTGAACGCGGCGCCGGACAGGTTCGCCCACGCGCTGTTGTCCGCGGAGTCCTGGATCGTCAGCACGACGTTGGTGCCGGTCAGCGCAGACAGGTGCGCATAGAACTGCGCGCCGTTGGCGCTGCTGGCCGTGCCGTCGAGGCTCGCGCCGTTCGTGCCGGTCGTGTCCGTGCGATCTCCCGCGGTCAGCTGCTGACCCCATTCGAGGCCGTAGCCGTCCGACTGGCCGTCAACCGCGAGGGTGAACGTGCCATCAGTTGCGCGGGTTCCGTCGTAGCCGATCTCTAGGGCCACCATGCTGGCCATCGCACTGCCGATCAGCGCGCCCCGGCCATAACTCATGAGCGTGTCGGTGCGCGGCAGCGCGGACAGCACGGGATGCGCGGCGCCGGCAGCCTTGTCGAACCACGACGTGAAGCCGATCAGTCCGGTGCGCTTGCCACCGATCCGGCCGTAGCCGGACTGCGTGATGTCCGTGACGTCCATGGCTGCCGGACCGCCGGACACCTGCCGAATAGTGCCGATGTTGCCAGACAGGTTGTAGCCACCCACCCAGAGCCTGTCACCGAGACCACTCTGTTTCGCCATCGCTGCTCCTTATGCGGTCTGGGTGAAGGCGTCGTTGACGATGATCGGGATCGTGATGTCCATGATCCTGAACAAGGTCTTGTCGATCGTGATGTGACCGGCGCGTCCGGCCAGTGCGCCGCCGTTGTTCGCGCCCAGCAGGTCGACCATGCGCGCCTCGCCGCCCAGCTCGAAGTCCTCGTTGTAGGCGGCCATCATGGTGGCCGTCGCGGTGAGCAGCCACGGATCGATCAGGTCCCGCGGGTAGGCAAGTGCCCGCTTATGGATGCGACCGGTCAGTGTGATCTTCACGCTCGTCATGTCCAGCCCGGACCGCGCCGGCCCGATCCCTGCCACGAAAACGGCGTACATCGTGTCATACGGTGCGCTCATCGGCTCGGCCTGCGGCACGGAGTCGAACAGCCCGGACGCCATGCCCGGGCTGACCACCCGGTCGATGATCGCGTTCACGCGATCCTGAAGCAGAGTCATCCGAGCCTCGCAATGTACGGCTCGGCGACGCGCTGCGCGGTGGCGCCGGCAGTCTGCTCCAGTTCCTGCGCGGCTCGCCGGAAGCTGGCGTAGCCCTTGAACCGGGTGACGGGTGCGTTGCGGCTGCCGATGCCTTCCAGCCACGGCCCGTACACGACACCGTTGTCTCCCGCGGCCATGCTGTGTGCACCGCCGTCCGGATGGATATCGATCATCGTCGTGTAGTAGGGCGTCTGGGTTTGCAGCGAATCGTTCAGGTTGATCAGCACGAGTTCGCGGCCGTCGTCGGCAACCGCTTCCGCGATGTCGTCGCACATGTCCGAGATGATGCCGCGCGCCTGGCCGTCGAACAGCGGTCCGTGGATGGTGACGGTGGACGTCATGACGTCGCACCGATCCGGACACGTCCATGCCTGGCGATGCAGTCCTCCACGATCTGCTTCACCCCGCGGCCGGTCGCCTCCTGTTGCATCTCCCCGGTGCCGGTCGTGCGGGCGTACGCGTTCTTGCCCTGCTCCAGGTTGTTCAGCGCGAGCGCGAGCGCGGCTTCGGCCACGAGCGACGGCGGATCGTTGACGTACAAGGTGATCGCGCTGTTGTGGCTGGCCGCGGTCGTGCCCGTGCATGCGCGTTCGACCGTGCAGACGCGCGAGGCATACACCGTGGCGCCGGACGTGTGCACGGCCAGGGCGCTGGACTGCGCGCCCCGCTTGACGGTCAGCGTGTTCCCGTTGACCTGCTCAACAAAGATCCGCTCGCTGTCGATGACGATGTACTCGCCGGCATGGACAGCGGTGCCGGACGCGACCGTGACCGATGTCCCGCTGGACAGGCCGGTCATGTCCGCGGTGATCGTGGTGCCGGTCGTGGTCAGCGCCTTGTCCGTCACGATGACACGCTCACTGTCCAGCGTGACAAGGTCACCGACACCGACGAGCGACGCATCGGACACGGTCATCGTTGTCACGCTGGTGTTCATGGACGTGGACAGCGTGCCAGCTGCCTTTGTCCGGACGGACGCGCCGACCTGTCCGGACATGACGATGCTGCGTTCGTCGGACGGCCATGACCGCGACGATGTCCGCGGGATCCGGATGGACGTGTACGGCGGACCGTCCTCGGGATCGAGGTAGAAATCCGTGTTCACTGTCCATGTCACGCCGTCCACGACGAGCGTGGCCACGGACGCCATCTCGTAGACGTTGCTGTCCAGCCAGAGAATGCCGGCGCGGATCTGACGCCACGGGTCCGGGTAGCGCGTCGCGAGCGTGGGATAGAAATACCGGTTGAGCTGTCCTTCGAGATCGTCACTGGCCGAGGCGATGGCGTCGTCGATGCGCTTGTTCGAGCGGAAGATGTCCGCCTGATCCAGGGTGTATTGCACCCTGTCCCGTGTGACATAGCACGGTCTAGCCATGGCCTCGGCTGCTTTCTGCGAGGAAGTGAAGATCTGAAGTTGTGGCGCGGGGAGAACCCAGGTTCGCTACCGGTTGCGGCCGGACTCTGTTATCCGGTGATCTTCCCCGCGCGCTGCCGTGAGCATAGCGCTCAGCCGAAGATCGGGCGCCCGCTCAGGTCGTAGAGTTCCCCGCCAAACTTGCAGTGGAGCTGTCCTTCGACCGGCCCTTGTTCGAGCGGGTACTTGTCGACCGGGCATTCGACCGGGGTACGGGTCTGCTCGTGCTCGTACTCTCGGGCGTTTCCGGCGTAGATGGCTCCGAGCTGTGACCATCCCATGAGAAACCCTCCCGCTCGTACAGCTTGATCAGGCGCCTGTCCTCGTCGCTGGCGCTGCCGGCCACAGCCCGCTTGCGCCGCTCGATGTAGTCGGCCTGCGTCATGTCCATGATCGCTCCCTCCTGGTGGACACCCCCTGCAGGTGAGATCAGGCCTGCAGGTGAGATCAGGCCTGCAGGGGGTGTCTGTCCATCATCAGGCAGCGACGATGGTTGCGCCCGATGCGATCGGCACATACGTGAGATACCACGTGATGCCGCCGTCCGCGCCGGTAGCCGTGACCTGCTCGATAGTGCCGGCCGCGATGACGAGCTTGTCCATGGTCGCGAACATCGGCGCCGCGCCGATCCCGGACACGATGGACGTGGCGGCTGCTCCTGCAATGGTCAGGATGTTGCCGGCCGGGGTGTCCGTGGTGCCGACGTCCGTTGCCGCGCACAGGTCCTGCGTGGTCCCGGTCGTCGGGTTGGCCTGGAGCTTCACCGTGTTAGCCACGGTGATAGCCGTGGTCACGACACCGAACAGGCTCGTGACGACGCAGAGACCGGACACCGTGAACAGCGTCTTCGTCTCGACGACGAGAGTGGCATACGCCTTGCTGACCGGGCCGGCGCCAAGCACCGACTTGCGGTAGGCGTCCGCTTCGTTGACGACGGTCATGCGTTCGCCGCCCCGGGCCGCAGGAGGTTCGGGAGGTTGGTGGGCTTACGCGGGTAGCGCAGGCCGTGCAGCAGGTACAGGCAGCTGGACAGCTGCGCGGTACTCGTGGTGATCGACGCGACCAGCGACGCGTGGGTGTACGTGTCGGCCAGCTGTGCGGCGTGGATCTCGATCACGATCAGCTTCTGCATCGCGCCGTACGTGGCGCCGACAACGACGTTCTCCGACGCCACTGACTGCGTGACCTTCACCCACGCCTCGTCGTTGTCGAGCGTGGTTTCGGCCTTGATGTAGTAGTGGTCGACGCCGGTCGCCGTCGCGGCGCCGGACGCGTCCAGGTCCGCGCTCGTGCCACCGGTGTACGCGGTGTGCATCTGAAGATCCAGGGTCAGATCCTCGGCACCGCCGGTTCCGGTCATCACGATGAACGTCAGGTAGTTGGCGAGCGCGAGGCTGACGCGCTTGCCGGTGGCGCCGTTGGACGTGTCGAGGTCGACGGGCGCCCATCCGGTACCGAGATCGAAAAGCCGGCCGAGAGCCTCACCGGTTCCTGTGGTCATCTCTCCCCTTCCTTGGGAGTTCCACCAGTAGGCCAGGGCGCGAAGCCCTGGCTCACCGGCGTAGATCTGTTAGCTGCGCGTCGCCAGCTGGACGAACGCGGAGAGGGTGGGCCCGTTGTTGGCGGGGGTGAGCGGCGACAGCATGCCCGGCTGGCCGTCCACCTCCAGGATGATCCGGAAGTCCGTCTGGTCCGACGTGAACGCGCTGTGCTCGCTGGTGTCGAGCATGACGCCGCTGGTGTCGCCGATCACGTACTTCGACCGGTCGATCAGCGAGATGTCGCCCTGGGTGCCGAGCACGGCGGGGGTCTTGCGCGACCACACGATCGGCATGCCTGCAAGGGTCTGCGGAAGCGGGTCCGGGCCGCGGCCCTCACCGCTCATGGTCGCGGATCCGCCGGTGCCGACGGGGAGCGCCATGGTGTAGATCTCCGGCAGCGCGTCCGGGGTGATGATCCACGCCGAGTTGCTCCACGACTCGGGCAGCAGCCGCGACAGCATGGACAGGACATTGACCCATGTGATGGTGGCGGCGGGCTGGCCGGTCTCCGCGGTGACAACGATCATGGCCGGGTTGCTCGCGTGCAGCGCGCCGAGCGGCTTCTTCACACCGTCACCGGACAGGAAGCCGACGTCCTCGAAGTGCTTGATCGCGTTCGGCATGTTGGTGCGGCACCACGCTTCGAGCGCGGCGATGTGCCGGACGAGCTCGTTCGGGATGCGGGCGAGGCCGCCCAGTTTGTGGGACTGGAGCGCGACCTTCGCGAACGTGGCCTCGGTGGGCGTGAACGTCTGGCCCTCGTCGAGCCAGCTCATGACGATGCCGCCGTACACCTCGCCGACCTCGGTGGTGAAGTCGGTGACCGGCCAGGAGAACTTGCCGGACGGCATCGGCACGACCTGCGCGT